GTCGGGTACAAAACCGACATATCAGCAGTTATACCGCCGATACCCTGCGTATTCTGATGTCGAAGGATACGCTCCTTCCCGATCGCAAAAGGTGATTCCTGTCGAAGATTGGCAAATCCCCGCGCTTAAGGAAGTACTTCATTAGAGCACCACTGCCATCCAGGATGTTTTCTGGAAGCCTAGTGGAAATCACAGCGGCCTTGACAAAGGGCCTCTGCGTCAATGGATCCGTGAAGTCCGTGTCGTGAGACCCGAACCGATCGATCCTGCCTAATGCTGAGCTAGTTGGCAAAACAACAGGGAACGGGATAATTTTCCCGATTCTGTGGTCTAACCAGTCCACCGTCTTATCGAAGCCCTTCAAATAAAGGAGATTCCTCAAAGAAACAGTAGATACTAACTCAGTTGCATCGTCCCGTGAGGTGGGGAAAGTGTGTCTGACCCGCACGATAGAAACATCGTGTCCGTCATAATACTCCCTACCGCAAGACTCCCTGAACTTCCCAGTCCAGAAACTCTTGCTGGCATTAACTTTGAGGCCAAAAACCTCTAGGTAAGCCATCACAGATTTCGCATGTTTAACGGGGACAATAATATCGTCTCCGTAAACGCGCACCCTACCCATGAACTTCCTAATAGAAGAATGGGTCAACTGGGTTCCTCGACTCAACGCTCCAGATGCCAAGAGATCTCTCTCAATGGCCATGAAGATAATGGTGCAAAACACCATAGCCTCAAAAGGAAAGCATAGAGCCGAACCCATAGACGCGAACTTGGCTAGGCGTAAAACGCCATGACCAGGCACAGCGGCCGTACTCGACCTGCAGGCATCGACAGCTCCAAGAAAATGGGGATGTTTAGCCAGAAGGGCTTGTACCAACCGGTTAGAGACACGATCCGAAGCCTCACTTAAATCAAGAGTGGCAAGTTTTCCCGTAAGGGAACCTTCTCGTGCTAAGAGCTGGTTAGGCTCCTGATACACGAATCGGATGAAAGACCGAGCGAAGTCATTCTGCTCGATCTCCACGCAGATAGCCTCGAGAATTCCTTGCTGCACATACTGCATGCAGGTAGGTTCGATAGCGATAATGCGAGGTGTCTTTAGCGTTTTAGGAACAGTTATGACCCTAACGGGTCTTTCTGCTCCGGGTTCGAGAAATACGCAGCTATCCTGGTCGTTCAAAAAGAGCGACCAACTGGAAAACACAAACTCTCCCATTGGGAAGTAGCGCTCCAGTCTGGCAGTCCACTCACGCTGGTTGTACTTCGCATTACTGCGAAGCCGCTCGGCGGTGGCACCAGGGCCATGCTTAGGGGTGATAGGCTTTTCAGCCTGCCTTCCGTAGTAGATGTTACCATCTATGGAGGAAAACATATCAGCCCATAGCAAGCGTCCCACCCTTTGAAAGTCTTGAACTTCCTCAGGAGTAACACGGGAATCGCTTGCACGTACCTCTGACTCACACTCAACATACCGAGATATTGCCCGTGCGACCCTTTCGGGAGCACACTCAAGCGCAATCTTGCCATACATCAAAGAAATTTGACGGATAGCATAAATCGCGTGGACATTCGGCGTGCTGAGGATTAACCCAGTACTACGGTCAAACACTAGATCAAAGAACCCACCTAGAAATAGGGGAGAACCGCCTGACCTGGCAAAGCCAGTAAAAGCGGAGTGATCTATCATACCTAGGGCCAGGCTTCTTTCGAAGTCTTTTCCAAAGTTAGATAAAGATATCGTGAGAAACGATATCCCTTCGTGTTTGACTCGCTCCGTGATTGTTTTAAGATCACGGATGGTGCTTACGTGACACCAGGTCCCCAATTCATCGAGGACCTGTTGCAGGAATAACATATGGCTTTTCATGATAGCTCCTAACAGAGCGACTCATCCGTTAGCCATGCAATACCGGTGGACGGAGGGGCAGGAAATAAATCCCACCCCCCCACCGCCAGAGGCGGAGTGTTTAGTTCTCGCCACCCAAAAGTTGGGTGACTCGAGCTCCCGAAGACGCAGTGAGATAGGCCGTAAGGCCGTCTACAATCTGCTTAGCTTCGACCACTGTGTACCCAGTAATGGGCACATCGACAACCAAGTAGGCGCTCATAGAGTACCGAATGGAATTTGCCGAAATCAGTGGATCAGCAGCAATCTTCGCATGATCAAGCCGAATCGTCCGTCGAGTTCGCTTACCATAGGTATGCGAGACAGACAATTTGACGTTGCCGTCGTCTTTTGTGAAGACGCCAACATTAACGCCCGAGCTAGTTCGCGGAAGCGAATTGGCAACGGCATTGATCGTGACACTTTGTGGGTCGGTAAATGCCATGGCATTATCCTGTCTAATCATGAGGCTCTATAGCCCCGAGAGCGCATTCCCCGGATGGGGGTGCGAGTGCAAACTTCTTAAGCGCTAACCGCGCGTACGAAGGGATGTAGGTGCTTTGGTTAAACCCAGAGCACCCAGGATGGACCATTGACGAGCTGTAAACAGACTCGGATTTAGTCCAAAACCAAAAGGTGTAGCCTTTACGCGTTGTTTCCGTTCACTACGGTACTTCACGTAAACGGGTCCGGGGTTCCAAGTCAAAAACTTGAGATCCGTAACCGTATAGGTAATATCTTTAACGGTGTGAACCATCAAATACCCATACCTCATAACAAGCCCGTCTTCCTGGAAGCGGTCAGCGACGATAATACTGTCCTGAACCGCAAGAATCCAATCGGCGAGCCAACTCCATGGTGCAAGTTCCCATAGGACTTCGGGCGTAAGCTCAAGTCCGAGTAGCTTTTCAGCATACTGCCGGTACCTGTTCAAACGACTAAGGGTTGAATCCCCGAAATCGAGATAATAGGTGTAGGCTCCACTAAAACTGACCTTTCGGACAGTCTCAGTGGTCTGGGTTACCTTGCACGGCAGAGTCGCGGAATCGATGTAACTAGTGGTTATGACAGGATAAAACGGCTGAGCCGTACTGCCAAGATCCACAATCGACGACGTGACTTCCACCGGGAACACGTACTGGCGGCGGACGATTCGTCCGCTATCTTGCCTAAATTGCTCAATGATATTCGCGGCGTTAATAACCGCAGACATCGTTTTAACGAGGTCATTAATCATAGGCAACCATCCGAATTGGACATTAAGCCACTCATTTCCAGCATGAGAGAGAGCTTTCTTGGATTGTTTAGATCCTGAACGCTTCAACTCGTACTTGAAATCCCGGAATTTCCGGAGATGTGAGAGAACTTGCGGTCCAAAGAAGGATGAAAACATCAACCGGGGGAGCCCCTCATGGAGCTCTCCAAGTGATGCGGCAAGGCCAGCGACGGGGTTGTTCGGAACAGTGTTCTTTATTGCCTTGTTTCCATAATACACGACATCAATATCGGGTAGATTGGAAAATCGGGCAAACGAGTTCTTAGTAGGATCCAAAGGACCCTCATAATGCTTCGAACCAGATCCATTCAGATACACCTTAGGGTGCGAAAGAAAGATCTGATTGTTCACAGTATCGAACTCATGACCTGTATCGAACGAGTCAGAGAATCGTCTACCAGCAAGCGTTTGGGCTTCGCCCAATTGCGCTAGGGTATTACTATCTGAAGACTCCCCGTAACCACCCGTTCTAAAGGAATAAGTGGTTTGTTCTGGTATTGAGTTATTTCCAACGATTGTGCCCGACGGCTTAATTGAACCCACCCAGCTTTTATACTGGAATGGATTCGCTGACGTGCGCTTCCGAGTGGAATAACCAGACATGGAATTACCTTTCAGGGTTAGAAAATTAACCTAGACGTTGTGCACTGCTAATCTAGGCGGTGAACAGGGTCGTGAATCCTGCAGCGCGTAAAGCACCGGAGGCCCCTTAAAC